TCATACATTGTTTGAGCTATGCCTTGACCATGATAGCGTTCTTCTACTTCTAGGTCCTGTGGCATTAGGTATTCGCCAGCGTCCACAAACAACACATGTCCCAATTCCCGGCCACCCGCGATGGCCCGCACCATTATTTCGTCATCTTCCACCTTCATAGTAATGTCAATACCATTGAAGTTTTCCGTGTTTTCTGATACAACTTGTATGAATTCTTTAGCTCTCATATTTCACTCAATACCATGTCTAGATTTGCTTGCAGCATGCAATAGATCCACTAAATCTTTGGACACAATGAGATCCATTAAGACGATATTACCATCAGCATCTTGCATTAAGTTTCTCATCAAAAAGTCTACACCGTACTGACTTTCATCATAGTTTAATAAGAATTCTACTAATTGGGCAAATAGACCATCAGGATGCTTTTCCAAGTAATCCATCAATCTATCGGTCATACGCCCAGAATTTCTTCTTACAATTTCTTCATACTGTGTAATAGATTGTTTTATGCTCTTTTTATTCTGAGGAGATAATTGAAATAATTTAGGCATTTCAATCACATAAACTTGTAATTCACCTAATTCTCTGCTCTTACGATGGCCAATATCTAATGTTTCAATCCATTCACCTACCCCAAGACCCCAATTTTGGCATAACCAGTCTTTTTTCATGGCATCACGGGTTAATACTATCACATTGCCATCGCCTTTATCTAAGACAACGGACGTAGCACCTTGTCCTATAATAGGATATTGTTTATATTTTTCGGGTACAGAATTCTTCCACAGTGCAGTTCCAATGCGGTCTTCTTCAATATGATCTAATAATAGTTCACGTATAAGCATAATAATATTATTTACTTATTTTTTATTCTGAATGGAAGACCATTTTGCATGTAAGTCATCAATTAACTTTACAGTATCATTACCGTATCCATTTTTATGCATATAATTGATTAGTTTGACTGCGCTTTCCCGATCACCTGCTCCAGGCTTACGCGCATTACTTAAATCAATCCCTAGCTGATGATCTGACTTTTCATGTGGGTAGTAATAATAGGTAATGCTTTTCAACTTAGATTTAGCGCGATCACTGAGATGGGTAATATCAGACTTTTCAATCAATTCTATCCAAGGTTTAACAAAGTCTGTTGGTTTACGATGTGCATAAGGTGACATCGATGGCATAACACCACCTAATAGTTCACGTGCTTGACTGATAGGAATAGATTTACGTTTATCTAGTAATCTCCAACCTGCTTCATCATTATACAAGTAACAAGGTATGTCAGCTTGTTTAGCCAATAGCATTAATTTTCTGACTTGTGGTCCACGACCTGGGTCAGGTTCTTTTAATAATAAATGAATCTCAGTTATTCCACCTATGGGAATACTAGGATCACGACTGAACACTCTATCTTCAGATTCACGTGTGCGAGTGCCATCGCTGTGTAGCCAAGCACGATCCCAATAATCCATTGGTTTAACAGGATAACGATTCCCTAACCAATCGCCATTGAGTTTAAACATTACTCCACTTGATCCCACAAATCGATGGTAATCACCGGTTATTGTTCTAGTTAAACTTAAGAAGTAAGGGTAGCCACGTGGTGCATATTGTTCTTCAGATTTATTACCAGTGACACTAGATAATGAAAATTCCCCAGATTGAAGAATTCTTAAGGCAGAGAGTACACTGGTATAATGGAATAATACGCTGGTGGCTCTTTCAGATATAGTAGATTCAGAGATGAGTTCACGGAGTAACATATAATATCTACCCGTTTTCTTTTGCTTCTAATTCAGCTGCTAGTTTTTTAACTTTTGGCGTTGGGTTTTTGATATCGCCGATGGCTCTCCAATTTTCTTGTACAGCAGCAAATTGTACTCTTTCACTTGGTTCAATGCCTTTTTCAATAATGTATCTGATGGCATGCCCATCTTGTTTTACAGCAGCCAATTGTAAATCTTCACTTGGGTTTTTAATATAATAGATGGCATGCCCATCTTGTTTTACAGCAGCCAATTGTAAATCTTCACTTGGGTTTTCTTCTAATGAGAACATCACTTGCCAATCATTATCGGACATGAAACGCATCACCAAAGATCTCAATGCTGGGAAATTTTTCAACATCCATTTTAAATCATAAGAGTGATCATTCTTTTGATCTGAGAATTCTGATGGACTTTCTTCTGGATCACGTGAAATAAAGCAATTATATAACTTATCTTGGCTAATAATATACATTAACGTGCCATCATCGCTATAACGATCAAAATGACTTGGATTCATGATAGTACATACATTAGTACTCATGAGTTTAGAGCATAAGTTACTCGATTCAAATGTCTTGGGGTGGTAGATGCTATAATCATTTCCACGATATAACCAAGAAGCTTCCCATTCTTTAACAAATTCATCTATGGTGGAGATGGCGGTGGAGTAAAACTTACTACCTAATGATTCTTGTGATCCAGATGCTTTCTCAACTGTTTTACGTAGTTCATCGATATTTTTGTATTTGTTGATGTCTTTTTCAATCTGAACTCTACGATCCTTAGCGACTTGAGTAAATGCAGTTAAGTCATTTTTCCACTGTGGTAGATCATGTAGGAAGAAGTGGGAATCCGTGTTATATTGTTTGGCAAACCAATTCAAATAGTTTGGACCAGAATACTTGAATAGTTCATTGGCCACTTCTAAACCAGTCAAGAATTTAAATTCTCTCGCATCTCTATTCTGATAGGTAGCAAATAACTTATCCAGCATACCTTGACCAAGGTTCTCTGGCTTGGCTTCAAGTATCATATATTCTTGTAATAGTTCACGTATGAGCATATTCTTTTTCTTTTAATTCAGCTGCTAGTTTTTTAACTTTGGGAGTTGGATTACTAATATATTCGATGGCAGTCCCATCTTGTTGTACAGCCGCCAATTGTACTACTTCACTTGGATTACTAATATATTCGATGGCATTCCAATTTTGTTTTACAGCAGCGAGTTGTACTGCCTCACTTGGGTTTTTAATATAATAGATGGCAATCCCATTTTGTTGTACAGCAGCGAGTTGTACTGCTTCACTTGGGTTTTTAATATAATAGATGGCAGTCCCATCTTGTTGTACAGCCGCCAATTGTACTGCTTCACTTGGATTACTAATATATTCGATGACATTCCCATTTCGTTGTACAGCAGCGAGTTGTACTGCTTCACTTGGTTCAATTCCATTTTTAATAATATATTCGATGGCATACCCATTTTGTTTTACGGCAGCGAGTTGTACTGCAGTTGTTGGGTTATTCATATACTTTATTAATCTACCATCTTTATGAACTACCAATAACTGAATCTGAGTGTTACTTGAATGACTTATACCCCAATAATTTAATGCGTCCTTAAGATCTTTAGTAAATATTAATAATTTCTCTATTTCTGCACATAAAATACGATATTCACCAGATTCTTTAGGAGTATTTCCTAATTTTTTTATTAATTCAACAGTTTTCTGTTTAAAGTCACGATATGATTTTCTAGTATTATCTATAGTAGAATCATGACTCAATGCCATATCTCTTAATTTCATTGGATCAAAACCAGTTTGTTTTTTGAAATCTGATGTGTTTAAACTTCTATCTCTTTGATCAAATAATTCTACTTCATTTAGTTTTTTATGTACTGCCAATGCCCACATACCGCCAGTTTTTTTACTTAAGCAATATACCAATATAACTTCTTTATCATAAAAATATTGCTCAAAATAGGGTTGATGTGCCTTAGTAGTACACCAATCACTATCTTTTCCATGAAAACAACTCGCAGTTTTGTCTAGCGGGATGACTACTAGCCAATTCTCATTATCAATTAAGGGAATGCTTTTACCGACATTCTCCCCTTTTGATTGTTTACCTTGTTGTTTTATTTGTTTACCAGTTGGAGTAGATACTTTAGCAGTGACATACTTATTAAAAGCTTCCCATCCTTGTTTTCTCCACCAGTCGATATTTCGCTCATTTCCTTGTACTTGGTTCTTATTGACCAATTGCTTATATTGATTGATAACATCATTGACCATATTAGCGTCACCAGAAGCATCGGTAAATTCTTTGGTGGCTTCATTATAGCCTTCTGAAAGGATGTTATAGTTATGTAATAGTTCACGGATGAGCATAGTAGGGTATTTATATCACAAATAAAAAGGGGGAGTAGGTAAAACCCCACACCCCCCCTCTACTAGACCAAAAGATTAAAGCAAATTTAGAACAACTTACCAGACTTTCCTGGACGGTTATCATTGCCAGAATTGGCCAGATTAAACAATCCGGACATATTGGCATCTACATTTTGATCTGTCTTGAGATAATCAAACCACTCAGATGCAGTGGTACCCCAATTATAACCGGCCTGAGACAAGTATTTGTCATTCATAAATTGTTCAATCCAATACAGGGCATAACATACTGTTTCACGCAATCCATTTTCACGTGATCCATCCCATTTGGTGGTCTTGTTTTTGAACACTTTGTTGGAGGTCCACTCATAGGAAATATGGGTGGCGCCATCTCGTTTGTGTCTGGTGGTATTCATTGCTCGTTCATTGATCATGTTAAGACATACCAACAGTTTGGGATTGGATAATCCATATTTCTTTAATGACATCAATGCCGCGGCGGTCAGAGTTTGATCCCATGATTTAATGCTTTTACAGATAGAGTCAAAAGCTTTGATTTCTTCAATAAATTCACTGATCTGAACTGGCAATAGATCTATGGGCAACGTAGATTGATTATAAACCTGTGGGTTCAGAAAGTGACAGGAAACGTTCAAGGCAGATAAAAATTCACCACGTTTTAACTTTTCACAGGTGGGGTCAAATCCAAACAAACCACGCAACAGTCCATATGCTTTTTGCTTTTTACTCTCTGATGCCTCTGGTGAATCATATCTGTTATAAGAGGCACGCACTTCATCCATGTTGTCACACTTGATAATAGTGGCATATACAAAACTGGGAACACGGTCAGACATGCCATTCAACCAATAAAAAGCTCTGGTATTGCCATTCAAAATTCCACGCCAACCTTTTTTATACACTATACCATTGTAAATGCAGGTCTTTTTCAATTCTACTACCACCACGTCAAGGTGCTCAGGACATAAAACGCTCAACATCTTTTTGACATTTAAATTCTTGGCACGACCCTCTGTGTCCCGCTGCATGGGAACCGAAGGCAGAGACAGGAATACTGAAATATCCATCTGCTCTGGTGGTTCAATCTTGTCCTTAAATGGATTGTTTACTACATTTTCAATCTTTTTTCCGTTGTTTAGATACTTGGTTACCATTTTTTCTTCCTCTATATGTGTAAAAAGTAAAAAGTAATTCGATGTGAGCTTATAAACATGCAATACAGTGTGTGTAATCTCACCCGTTTCCATTGACTATACATAGTACTATAGCGTAATGCAAGCGTTTTCTTGACTTTTTCTTGACTTTTTTATGTGATTTGTTCACTGATGTACACCTATGTCCACCACACAACCCAACACAATACAACATCAAACAAAATCTAGAGTAGTATAGTAGAACAAGAAGCCATATAACGTTGATCAGCCAATACCACCTCGGGATCATCCCATTTAAATGTATGACTGTGATTGCTCTGACACCCATCTTGACTACGGAGAACATTCATCATGGCCACCACTGGCCAATCTGCATCAAATATACGTAATTCCCAACTATAACAATTGACCACTGAACTATATCTGTAAGAAATAACTCCATCATCACCATCAAGAAACCCATGTTGAGTTATATTTTTGGTATGGACAATATCTGCCCAAGGATGACTATTATATTCATGGACTAATCCCACTGCGCGACTAACATGGGTCAGAGTGTTGTCAAATGGTTTACTACCAAAACCACAACCACCCACACCCTGACTATCAGGACCATATCTGACCCATACCCTGCCTATCCATCCAGGATAACCCTGTGGCAATAATTCAAATGTACCACGCCAATTGGTAGCACATCCCTCTGGGGCGGCAAGACTATTACCCACCCGCTGACTGTGAAAAAGTTCCCAATGTAACCCCACACATTTGGCACCACCGGTGGATGCAAGATTGTGGTCCAAGAGCTTGATCAAACAATGCCCTAGTTCATCCATGGTAGCAGGTTCATGACCATAGATCTGCTGTAATGCTGATTTGATGGGTTTATTACTACTGTTACCACTGTTATTATCGTTTATGTCTTCTTTCATATATGTATACGTGTGTGCATGTATGTGTATGTGTGCGTGATAATGCTATTGCCATATACACTATAACATAGGGTAAAAGATCATACAAGGAAATTCCATATCCCATTATGTACTACTTTAAATAGTACACTATGACTACTTCCACTACTACTAAAACTTATTACTATCTATACCAACTTACCAATACTCTAAACAATAAGATCTATATTGGCGTTCATCAGACCCGGGATCTGGATGATGATTATATGGGGTCAGGCACATACTTGAACAGAGCCAAGGATAAAAATCTAAGAGAACATGGTGAGTATAAGTTTAAGAAAGAAATCCTAGAGTACTTTGATAATCAGCAAGATATGTATAGGAGAGAAGCTGAGATTGTCACCCAAGAGTTTTGTGATAGACAAGATACTTATAATATTAAACCAGGTGGTAGAGGTGGGTTTAGTGATGAATCCGGATTAAAAGGAAGAAACAAAATCTTGGATAAACTAAAAACCGATCAAGAATTCTCCAAGATAATGAAACAGCATGCGAAAAAAGGAAGCCAATCATTTGTCAATAGGTATCAAAATGATAAAGAATTTTCTAAACAGATAAAAGATGCTGCCACACAAAATTTGGCCAAAGGAAGACAAGCACTGACAGAAAAATATCCCAAAGGATCATACAAGTATTATAACAATGGCATCGTTATTAAAATTTTTAGAAATGATCAAGTCATCCCAGAGGGATGGACTCATGGAAGTATCAAACGTAAAAAGCAGGATATCAACGGAGATGATGGTGATAAATCATAACGGTATAACCATGTATAACGGTGTGAATACCGTGTGGATGTGATGTGAATATAGTATAAGATTATGTGTGACTGTATAATGGCATAATGGTATAAGATTATAATGGCATAATGGTATAAGATTATGACGGTATAATAGTATAAGATTATGACGGTATAATGGCATAAGATTATGACGGTATAATGGCATAAAAATTGGCATGCGCCCAGCGCACAACTTCCATGGTTATGTTTTTATATTTTGTAGATTTTTATATTTCATTCGGACAGTGAAAAAATAGTCCACTATGTAAAATTGTATATACATGATATACCACGGTATCCACCGTTATATTTTTATGCTGTATAAAATTATGCACCATTTTGGTGCATGATATAAAAATGTGCACCAATATTGGGAATAAAAATTATATTATTATATCTTTATATTATTATATTTTTATACTTTGCCAGACTCTGCCAGACCCCCCACTATACTCCCACCATAATCCCCACTATATTCCCACTATACTCCCACTATATTCTCACCATAATCCCTACTATATTCCCAGTATACTCCCACTATCTTGCCAAGATAATATATAAATATTATCACCATGAACAACAAACTATCCACTCTGTATATACTGTCTATACTATCTCTACTGGGATCCACCTTGGCCTTGGCCAATGACAATCTATCTATCAAGTTGGGTGGTAGTAGTGATCGTAGTACTACTATGTTTACCAGCAATGTATCCTATAGTAACAAGACTGGATTATCGCCATATAGTCAGTATATGGATTTTGATAGTATCTACAAGAATAGTAATAACAGGACCACCACAGATTTATATGATGTCTATGGCAAGATCAACTATAACTTACCCTATGATAATAAAAACTACTTACAGACATCTATTAGGCTACAGCATAATCCTGGCTCACATTATCATGACATAGTGGTGGTGGGCATTGGTCATGGTTATAGGGTTATACACACTGACACTGTCAAGGTCAGTATTGAGTCTAGTATAGCTCAGGCCAAATCTATAGATGATGGTGATGATATTACTGGGTTGGATCAGACTATATTACGTGAGAGTATCTGGGCCAGTTATAGTCTGGGGCACAAGAGTAGTATATCTGATAAACTATTGGTAGAGCGTGGTGGGCCTATTGACTATATCAAGAATATTTTGTCTATAGAATATAAAATAGATCATGATATCTATATTAGTCTATCTCATACTTGGATCAGGGATGAGGTCAATCAGGGATTGATCAATGTCACCAGTGTTAATCTGGGATTTAAGTTTTAAGCTATTTTGTTTGTTTAAACTGGCCGCGGGTCAAAGTGGTGGGATTTAATGATATAAGTTGACCCTGATCAAAATGCCATAATCTATCTATGTCTATTCTGCCACCTGATAATGTTGGGGTGGGTTTTCCATCTGGCAACACATAGACTTTATTACCCTGTTTGAACTTGACCACGCCAGTGCCCCTGGGATTGGTTTGGGGATTAAAGAGTTTACTATGTCTGACACGATCACCCACATCCAGTATGGTGTTGACATTGAGTTCTGATAATAGTTCTCTGATAAGCATGGTGTATTTATGTTATATCTAGAATACCCCGCTGGAGCATAATCACATAACTATATAATTCTAGTATAAGAATGTCTTATACTAGAATACCCCGCTGGAGACATTATACTATTATGTTTTTATGTGTTTATATTATAGTTATATTATATTATGTTGGTTATCATGGGATCATAGTGGGAGTATAGTGGGATCATAGTGGGATATGATGGGGTGATGGTGGGGTGTGTGATGGGATCATCGTGGGAGTATAATGGAAGTATAGTAGGAGTATAATGGGGGATGGTGGGAGTGGATATAAAAGTGGTGGTAGCATAACGGCATAATAGTATAAGGATGGCGAAATACCCCGCTGCAGCGTTGGGGCAAGTTGGACATATATTGATATTATATTGTTATACGCTGGAATACCCCGCTGGAGCGTATAGAGATATTTTTATATTATAGACTATTGACATTTATTGTGGGATATAGCATAATAATGGTGTAGTAGAGGGGTTTTTAACACTTTTACTATGGCTTGAAAAATAAACATATAGAGAACATGAGCGCTGTTCTTCCTAAAAAAGACGCTTGCGAAACATTCCCCATGGGTAGTATGACAAGTGTAGATTACGGTGCAAATCCGTAACCATGGGGATACACAACCTAACTTATGGAATATTATAATGAACGACTTAAATTTAGCAGAAGATGGGCATAATTACGAAGTTCTATTCAATGCTGCATCCTCTATTAAAGGAGTCCCCGGCATAATCTGTGAAATTGGCACCAGACAGGGGGGAAGCCTAAAGTATATCGTCAATGGGCTGATCGCAGCCGGTGACGTTGGTAGAAATATTGTATGTTTGGATCCATATGGCAATATACTCTATACTCCTGGTGACAATGCTTTCTGCACATATGACTATACCAACAGTATGCGCAACAAAAGCTTGATAGAAATTTATAAATTCATCGATGATAAAAATTTTAATTTGGTGTATTTCTGTCTAGAAGACACCGAATTCTTTAACAGATTTGCCGATGGTGTTCCTTTTTATGATCAGTATAAAACAATCGTCAATCAATACAGTCTGGTGTTCTTTGATGGTCCCCATGACACGGCCAACATAATGAATGAAGTAGCATTCTTTTTACCTAGAGTAGTTTCAGGGTCAATGTTTGTATTTGATGATGTTCCAAATTATGATCATAGCACAGTGGATAAAAAATTAATAGATAATGGGTTCAAAATAGTTGAATCTAGTCCGTTAAAAATAAGTTACGTCAAAACATAATAGCATAAGTAATATAGTATTCCCTAGTAGCTCAGTTGGTAGTAGCGTCTGACTGTTAATCAGAAGGTCCGTGGATCGTACCCACGCTGGGGAGCCAAAGTTTTAAATGCGGAATTAGTTTAATGGCAAAACTAGAGATTTCCAATCTTTCGTTATCAGTTCGATTCTGATATTCCGCTCCACAGTATCATATAGTAGTTCAAAATACAGCATATTGGGTGAGTGGTCTAAACCACCGGTCTACTAAACCGGCAAACCTTAATCAGGTTTCATCCGTTCAAATCGGATATATGCTGCCAAACAATAGTAGTACATAGTATCTCTCATTAGTTCAGCCTGGTAGAATGCGTGGTTTGGGACCATGAGACGGCAGTTCAAATCTGTCATGAGAGACCAAGCATAATTATATAATAGACCACTATTATCGGTAAATAAGAGATAATGTTCTATTATCTCTACAAAACAACCAATCTCATCAATGGCAAAATCTACATAGGGGTCCATCAGACCAAGGACTTAGATGATGAGTATATGGGGTCTGGTACCTCATTGTTACGTGCTATTGAAAAGTATGGTATAGAAAACTTTAAAAAAGAAATCCTAGAATACTTCGATAGTAAAGAGTCAATGTACACCAGAGAACGTGAAGTTGTCAATGAAGATTTCATAAAACGTCGGGATGTTTATAATATTAAACGTGGGGGTAAAGGTGGATTTCCTGATGGCATATGGACCGGGAAAAAACATAAGCAAGAATCTATAGAAAAGATGTCCAAGAGTATGAAAGGTAAACAAGATGGTGTCAAGAACTCTCAATATGGAACCAAATGGATCACCGATGGCACCGAAGAGAAAAAGATTCCAGCCCAAGATAATATTCCTACTGGATGGAGGAAGGGTAGAATCAATACCCCAGAATTTATTGAAAAGATAACCAAAATAAATCAAAGTAGAAATAAAAAACAATATGGGGAAAAGAATCCATCATATGGAAAAACTCCCATTACTAATGGTATAGATAATAAAAGATTAAAACAAGGTGATCCTATCCCACAAGGATGGTGGCGTGGGCAAACCCGTAAGAAAAAAGAATTAGCATAGACAAAAATGTTATAGTAGTATATAATATATAAATATTACTGCAACACCGTATGCTCTCATAGTTAAATGGTATAACACTAGATTTGTAATCTTGTATTCGCAGTTCGATTCTGTGTGAGAGCAGTCATCATTATACCCCGCCATACCCCTCTCAAAAATATTCCAAAATAACACTTGACACTCTTATGCTGTTATGCGATGATTCACCCTGTGTTGCACGGTAATACCCTGTGTCTCACACCACCACATTTATATAAGGAGTTCACATCATGGGTTTAGATATGTATCTTACTGGAAAACATTATCTTTTCGACTTTGAACCAGAAGAAAAGATTATCTCTGAAAGTATTGGCAATATGATTCCAGAAGAAGCCAGATTGCCAGTCAAACAAATTGAAGCTAGAGCAGCATACTGGCGCAAAGCTAACCATATTCACCAATGGTTTGTCGAGAATGTGCAAGATGGCGAAGATGATTGTCGCCCATATTATGTGTCAGTAGAAAAGTTATCTGAACTATTGGACACAGTTAATCAAGTATTAGAGAATCACGATCTTGCACCAGAACTACTACCAACAAGAACTGGATTCTTTTTTGGCAGTGAAGAATATGATGAAAGTTACTTTGATGATTTAGAATACACCAGAGATACCTTGACAAAGTTATTACAGCCAGAATATACTGGTTATTGGGATTTTGAATATTCTTCAAGTTGGTAAACCTTATACTCTTATACTATTATGTCATTGTCCACATCTATATCATTGTCCAAACAACTGCCCACGCTGAATGTGGGTAGTATTGATGCCTATATTCGCACTGTCAACAATATGCCCATGCTATCAGAAGATAGAGAACGGGAATTGGCCAGACTATTACGTGATCATGATGACATTAATGCAGCACATGAGTTAATCATGACCCATCTTAGGTTGGTAGTGGGCACAGCCCGACAGTACTTTAATTATAATCTGCCCCATGAAGATTTGATTCAATCTGGCAACATTGGATTACTCAAGGCGGTGCGTAAATATGACCCAGACATGGGCAACAGATTGGGTGCATTTGCCCTGCATTGGATCCGGTCTGAGATCATGGAATACATTGTGCGTAATTGGCGAATGGTCAAGATTGCCACCACCAAGGCACAGCGTAAACTGTTTTTTAACTTGCGCAGTATGCAGCACACATTAAAGTCATTGAGCCAATCTGAGGTCAATGACATTGCATCCAAACTCAATGTCAAGCCACAAGAAGTGGTGGAAATGGAACTGCGCTTGGGTGGGCACTTTCTCACAGAGTCATCTGGCTATGACGCAGACAGTCAGGATGGATATAATACTCCATTAGAGTTTATTGCTGATGATAGTGCTGATCCATTGACCATCCTGGAAGATCTGGAACAACAACGTGCACAGGATATCAGTTATGCACTAGAACAATTGGATCCACGCAGTCTTAGGATTATACAGGCCAGATGGTTGTGTGAATCTGAACCCACTACATTTGCTGTATTGGGTGCAGAATTGGGCATATCTATAGAGCGTGTACGTCAGGTTGAAGTGGCAGCCATCAAGAAATTAAAATCCATATTAGGTGTTGACAATACATAATTATGCTGTTATATTGTAGCTGTGTTAATTTTAACTCTGGGTAATAAAATGAACAAAATCGTATTATCACTACTAGCTGTGGGTTTGATCTCTGGTTGTGCCAGCAATCCCCGCAACACTGAAATTCATGGTTATGATGGCCCTCGTGTGCTTAACCAAGAATCAGTGATCTTTAAAACACGTAATTGCATTGATGCAGGTATGAAAGCTGTGGTGGTCTATGTACCCCAACGCTATCCCACCGGCAGCATTGATGTACCAGTAGATGTCAACTGCTATCCTAGTTGGAATATGAAGTGATAGTTAATCTAGCATGGGCATTGCTGTTGTCCCTGCTAGCTGGTTGTGCAGCAGTACCCATGGCCGCCGGCACTGTAAGCTTGGTGGCTACTGGTCGTGGGGTCGGCGACAACTTGGTTAGCTATACTGTATACCAGGACTGCAATACATTTAGAGTATTGCAGGGACGTGATATCTGTCATGAATATAGAAGTCGGTATGAAGATGAATATACCGTACTAGATGATATATTCTATTGGTGGCCATCAAATTTCGATAGATAATTGTTGACCGATAATACTGGACTTGTTGTATAAACTTTGATATAATGGTGTATGCTAGATCATGGCATATATTATATAAAGAGAACATATAACAATGAGGATAGCCACACTAGAAACATTTATAGAATCCGAAAACCGTTGGATTCAGTCGGTCAATGCCAAAAAGCAATTATCGTTTTTTAATCGAGACGATCATCAAGAAATTGCCGCACGTATTGACTTTCAACTTATGCCAGAAAATTTGGCTAAGTTTCAAGGACCTGCACTAATAGAGCGTCGTCGCTATTTGACCACCTGTGCGCAAGAACTAGTGGGTGCTGGGGCCTTGGTCAAATTTCATATCAGGCAGCCATTCAATGTCAATGCCAAGATGATTGAATTATCCAAGGGCAGAGTGTTATTAGACATCGGCGCCAGTACAGGTGAATATATGGCCAGGATGAGTCAATCTGGATCTCATGTGTATGCATTTGAGCCGCATCCTGACAATGTGGTTGTATGTACTCATATGGCTGCCAGCATGCCCAATGTAACCGTGGTTCCGGCAGCAGTGTCCAGTAATGATGGTCAAATTGATCTATTTGTCTGTGCTAGGTCTACCACTCAACATACCCTGTCACCCTTGATTGCTAAAAATGCACGATGGGGTCATTCATTGGACAGGCATATCTCTGTGCCCTCTATTAAATTAGATACATTTTGCCAACAAAATAACGTCAGTGGGCCAATGGGTATCAAGATTGATGTAGAGGCAGCAGAAGAATTTGTCATTCAAGGTGGCTTGGAAACATTAAAGAACAATGATTGCATTATTGCCATTGAAACACATGGAGAAATAGATGCTGGTAATCTTACCAGAATGTTCTATGCCGCTGGTTACAAATGGTGGGACATGGACCGCAATCGTTGTTTCTCCATGGAACCTGATAAATCATATCTCTGTGTTGTTGCTACCAGTGATATTATTCCTTAAAGTAGTTGACAGCATGCGTGGATTTTGATATAGTTCACACATGCTGTTTTTACATCAGCATAATACCCAACCACCACTTGGAGAATATTATGAACATTTCCACATTAGAACACTTTGTTGAGCAACATAATGCTTGGGAACAAGCATTCGATGAGAATTCCCGAGGTCTAAGCTTGTTGCGTGCACAAGATCGTCAAGCGATTGCAGAGATGATTGAATGTGCGTTAAGTCCAGAAAACTTAACTTGCGACGGTGAACTTAGCCATAATGAAGTTGAAAAGCAATATAAGTATCTCTCTCGTTGTGCACAAGAGTTATTGAGCATAGATCCCACTGTACAATTTTACGAATATAGTTAAGGGAGATTGATCACATGAGCTTGATTATGTATCTATCTCCGGGTCGCCATAACTTTAAACCAATTCCACCAGAATCCAAATTGCCAGTTGATACTCTTGAAGCCTTGGCTAGACGTTGGCACAAAGCCGGGCATATTCATGGGTGGTTTGTTAAAAATGTGCAAAATGGACAAGATGATTACAAAAATTATCATGTATCCGTGGACAAGTTATCTGAATTATTGGATGCAGTTAATAAAATATTAAAAACACAAGACATTAAAAATGATCTACTACCATTTGATGCTGCCCCTACATTACAAGATGACATTGAATGGCACATTGAATGGTACTTTGATACGTTAGAATACACCAGAGATACTTTGACCAAGTTATTGAAACCTGAATATACTAATTATTGGGATTTCAAATATTCTTCAAGTCGGCAATAAAGTAGTTGACAACATGGGTGGACTAGGTTATAGTTCACCCATAGCAGCAAACCAACACCACACACACATTTTTTTAGGGAGATTACATATTATGCCAAATTGGGCTAGCAACCAACTGACCTTGACCCACTCTGATCCCAAGATGATTGCTCGTGCGATCAAAGGATTCCTTGATAACAAATTATTGAATGAGTTTATTCCTGTACCAGAAGATCTACATATCGTATCAGGGTCTCACGGTGTTGGTACACCAGAACAAGCCGAATTAGAAGCACAACAGGCTGCTAACATTAAAAAATATGGTTATAAAGATTGGTATGATTATAGTGTAGCAGAATGGGGCACTAAGTGGGATGTGGGTGGAGAAGAGGATCAATACACCATGTTGTCCCAAGAACAAGTTATTTTCAGTTTTGAAAGTGCATGGAGTCCGCCCATTGCTGCGTATTATAAATTGCAAGAGTTGGGTTTTGAAGTTGATGCCATGTACTATGAACCCGGCATGGCATTCTGTGGTCGTTTTTCTGATGATGGTGGCGATCAATATTATGATATCCCTGCTACATCTGATGAAGTTGAAGACGCTATCCCAAGTGATATTGATGAAGCATTTGCTATCTCTGAGAATATGGCAATGTGGGAAGAAGAAAATGAAGAGTGGGAAGCACAAGATTCTGGCGAGGAGAATGCATAATGCCTAGTATCGTAATCAATCGCTGTTATGGTGGATTTGGATTGTCTGATGCCGCTATTGCAGAATATCGCAAGTTGGCCAATGTACCTGACAGTGAAGAATTCCACTATTATGATCTGAATCGAGATGATCCATTATTGGTTCAAGTAGTGAAAACTTTGGGTGAATCTGCTAATGGCCACCATGCTGAACTCAAGATCATAGAAGTGCCAGATGATGTAGTATGGATTATCGAAGAGTTTGATGGACTGGAGCGTGTATCAGAAGTTCGCAGGCTGTGGTACTAATATGGAATACATTCAACCTAATCATATTCGCGATCTAGCTGTTGCCTATAAAGGACAACATGCAGTCTATATTGGCAACCATTTAGACTTTGAAACATATAAAGAAAGAAAGTTATGGGATTATGTTATTCAAGAAGTTAGAATGCAATATCCAGATCCAAAAGAGTTTAATGATATTATGTCGGGCTTGGTGCATGGTGGACTATTCTTCTTTGAGAATGGAGATCAAGCACAACAGTTCTATGCTATCTTTAATCAACCATTGACTCAAAATTCTGCATTATATGCTTGCCTGTATGATAATACTGGCGTAAGCTTAACCGAAAACACATAAGGATTATACTATCATGCAATTACTCATCGGAATCATCTTGGGCATTATTATTTCATCAGTGGGATTTGGTGGTGTGGCAAATTTCTTGGATCACGGTGTACGCATTGTGCAGAATGCTTCCAAGACTGCTGCTCATGACCTGGAACATCCACCAGTTGCAGTTGAACATAATGAAAAATAATCCACCCACAGAGCAAGAGCGCGCCATTATGGTAGAGCGTGCTATCATATTATTGACAGGATTAGGTTATACTGTTATACCGCCCTGTCAGTGTAATGGATGTACCAGTATTCCCAAAATGAAGTGCAAAAAAGCTTGACAAAGTTATGTAGTTATACTATTATGCAATCTCTTACCCACACCACACACACTCTGGAGATATCATGAACAGATTAGAATTATTGGCCAATGATCTAGCATTATTAAGCAATGATAGTCTGGCCAAGTTAGCCACCATCTTGGTAGTAGGTTATCCCACTCGTGCTGAAGCATTGGAAAATTATATCAGCATAGAACACCGTGATCGATTCATGGATCATTTTGAGCAGGATTACCTGCATGATGCGGTATAACATAAGAGTATAATATTATGAACTTCTGGACATTACTTACTATACTATTCATTGGCCTTAAACTAGCCAATGTCATTGATTGGAGTTGGTTCTGGGTATTGTCACCCATTTTCATGCCCCTGCTGGTCTTATCTGGAATTTGGGTATTGGCAACCGTGGTTGCAGTAATGGTCAACCGATGAACCAAGATCCACTTGAATTATACACGGCTGCTGCTATACTAGGGTTATTGGCGGGTCGTAATCATGCTGCCATACCGTATCAAGTGGATGAACTGGCTAACCTAGCCACTGACATTGCAGTTAAAACCGATATTGCTTTAAAAAATAAAACCATAGAAGGAATAAAATAATGACTAACATTCTACAAACATCACATCGCCCATGGGTATTGTTTGATGCCAACAACCAACAACATCGTGCATACTATGCCGAATTCTGTGACATCTCCAGTTGGGGCAAATGTCCAGTACGGTTTATGTATGATCCCAATTATACTGATCTGCTGGCACACATTCAATGTGAACTGGTCAAGTATTATATTCAGCAGGAGTTCAATGTGGCCCAAGACAATAAAATTACTCGTAAGCCAAAAAAGATTGACACTACAGATTAATAAAGATATAATATTACTTCATTTACAACACTTGTATTGGAGTAATCTATGCGATCAAAATATCGTCCCAGTAAGAGCAATACCGTTAAACTTATGACTGCTTTGGCACGTGGTGAAGTTTTTACTGCAGCAACAGCTCGCCGTCGGTTTAACATCATTAACATCAGTGCCGAAGCCACCCGTATTCGCAAGATCGGTTTGGCTGTCAACACAGTACGCCGTGTGGCTGGTAATAACCGCCGTGTCACAGAGTACATGTTGGGTTAATAGTTTCTCCCGTGTCGCGCAATGCGACAACTCCTTGCCTCTGAAATGGGGCTTTTGTGGGGGACATCTCGTGGTGGGATGTCTCCCATGTTTTTAAGATCAAAGCTGGGTCTGTAGCTCAAAGGAAGAGCAAGCGGCTCATAATCGCTAGGTTGAGATATCGTAATTCTCCAGACCCACCCCACCAAATAATACTTGACACACCCCACCATTATGTTATTATGCGGTTAGAGCACCATAATTTAACATAGGGATATAATTATATGGCACGCACCAAGGGTAGTCTAAATCGATCAACATGTACCAACATGTTATTAGAAGTTGATTCAGATTTGTTCCAACAAAAATTACATTTGCTGGAACAAGAATCAGATATTGATATCTTGGATAGATTAAAAAGAAAGGCAGAGATCTTGACCACCATGACACGTGCTGTCAAAAATGGCCATATCAACGCCATGATTGTCAGTGGCCCTCCGGGCATTGGCAAGAGTTATGGGGTAGAAAGTGTACTAGAACAAGATAACATCTTGGATGTCATTGCAGATCGTGCACCCACCTTTGAAGTCATACGTGGTGCTGTGAGTAGTATTGGTCTCTATGCCAAACTATTCCAGTATCGTGCCCCAGGTAATATCTTGGTGTTTGACGACAGTGACAGTATCTTCTTTGACAGTGACAGTCTTAACATTCTTAAGTCTGCATTGAATACCAGTGACCATAGGTTTATCAATTGGAACAAAGAATCTCGTATGCTACGTGAAGAGGATGTACCCAATCGATTTGAATTCCGTGCGGGTGTGATCTTTATCACCAACATCAAGTTTGCCAATATTCGTAGTAAGAATCTCAGGGACCACCTAGATGCATTGGAATCACGATGCCATTATATTGATCTAGAAATGGACACAGACCGTGAGAAAATGATCTGGATCAATCATCTGGTCGAACAGCAGGGTATGTTGGACAAGTATAAGTTTACCTCTGAAGTCAAAGATCAGATCATGGAATACATCTCAGACAACACAGAAAATCTCAGAGAACTAAGCTTGCGCACAGTACTCAAGTGTAGTGATCTATACAAGATGTTTCCCAATACCTGGCGTGACATTGCTGATGTAACATTAATGAGAAAAGTATTAGCATGATATTCTATCAACGTATAGCATTAATTTTAATTACACTGGCATGGTGCTGGGTCAAAGCATCACAGTATAATGATTCCAGCATATGGGTGTTTGGTTTAATGGCCGGCTTGATAGAATGGCTGGCCTATGAAGGTGGCAAGGAAATGGGTGTATTCATGGTCGTTACCTTGCCTGCCTATGCCAGAGACCGAATCATTGCAGAATACAATGCCAGTCAGCAGCAAGATCAAGATGATAATACAGACGATTCAAACCACGATTCTAACCAAGGGGATTCAAAATGAGAAAGTTCTTGACATTACAACAAGCAAATTCGCTAAAAGCCTGCGTGCCAATCGATATGATTATTTGTGTAGAAGAAGTATTAAAAAGTGTTGACGATGATGACTACTTTGATAAGTTTGTGGAAATCACCTACCAACTGGGTTCCAGTTTTAAATCTATTTTGGTCAAGGATACTTATACATCAATCGTCGAATCCATGAAGGCCCTATAACATGCCAAACTTTGAACCTCATGCCCGTATTACACATTGCCAATATATTGGACCAGAATCATCTGAACCAACCACCTGCCAATGCAATGAATTCTATAAAGAAAGTTCCTATTGTGCGGGACACTATTATACTGTGTATCTTCGTGGATCTGCACTAAGAGCCAGAACTAAAGATATCAGACGTGCCAATGCTGCCTGGGATTGGATGGCCGAATTAGAGATGATCTCACGTGAACTAGAGGATGAAAACTATATCTGGAATATTCCGCTGGAGCATACGCCAACAGGAGAGTAAAGTAGATTCATTCTAGTAGAATCCTAGAAAACCCCGCTGGAACATTATCAGTTATTCTAGATTATGCCATTATATAATCTCCCTTATATAATGGCATATTTCTTTTTATAGATATAACAGCATAGAGATATAAAAGTATAATTATGATTAAAATAGATCTGCCACTGGTGGGATATCAGGACATTCCACAAGTCAAAAAGCTGGGTGCACGGTGGGACAAT